GTTCAGTATGACGTGCGTGTCATGGGGTCGCGGGCCTCGAGGTATGACATCCGTGTCGTGGTTGCGTTGTACAGCGTGCAGAAATGTTGTGCAAGGTTTGAACTGGTGAGCGTGACAAAACGGCGGTGGCTGTTCAGTGGCTGGGGGGGGGGTAGCCCCCGATTGGTGAACGGTGGATTACAGTGGCTGCCCCCTCGCAACCCGAGACCCCAAAACTCGTTCCGGGCTAAGGGTGGCGTCGGCCGGGTGGGCTCGGCGACGACGCGCCCAGGCGGCTGCCAATTCGCGGCTGGTACGATTAGCCCGCACTTCGCGTTGGCACCTGCATATGGCGGCTGATACGGTCGTCGTGTGCAACTGAATGATTCCCAGGTGGAGGAGTTAATCCATCTGGTCGAGAGCTACCTGGACGCGGCGGTAGGGGCGCGGACGGGCGAGGGCGATCTAGATCTCGTGTCCGATGCCCATATGAAGCTGCTCGTCTACGTGGAGGAGCTCGAGGCCCTGGCGCTTGAGGAGGTGGGCTTTGACTGACGCCATGTACTGGGGCGGCCTTGGCCTGTTCGTCGCGTGGTCCATCTGGGACACCTGGAACAACCACCGCGCGTGCCTTGCTGCGAAGGCCGAGCACGAGCGCATCCGGGCGCTAATGCGTCGTGTGGAGCGTGGCGAGCACGTCTCGGCGGAGGAGATCGCCGGTTGAGCACCGCCTGTCCTGCCTGCCTCTCCGTGCAGGTCAACCGCCATGGCCAGATTTGCGCCTCGTGCCGCGCCGAGGGCCGCAAGACCCCCAAGGCCGTTGCCATGCCCCCGCCGTCCGCCGGTGCCGAGGCCGACCCATACGAGGTCTGCCAGCGTCAATTGCGGCTCATCTCGCGCACCCAGGACCTGATTGAGGCCATGCAGGCGGACCCCGACCAGATTGCTACCGAGGTCGCCAAGCAGGTGAACGCCCTGACTCGGAGCATGGGCTCGGTGGTCAAGGAAGCCCGGGCCTATGAGCAGCTCCGGGCCGAGCAGGCGAACGAGCTATCGGCGGCCGAGACGGTCGACTCCGTGGCTACGTGGGTGGCGGCCCTCCCGCCCGAGCAGGGCCGGGCATTCGATGAGGCGCTCAAGCGTGAGCGCGGAAAGGCTGCGCGGTGATCCTGCTCTACCTGGCACTAATCCCGCTGGTTGCCTTTTATGGCGTGTACGGTAACTACCTGGGCGCTCGCTACTCCGAGGAGCCCTGGCGACGCCTCAATCATGGCGTGTGCTGCCTGATCGCCCTGTTCTATCTCGGCTATGACGTGGGCCGGGTGATGGAGCTTGCCACCAAGTGACCGGCCCCTCCTGGCTCGAGGCGATCGTGGACTGCATCGTCAAGGCTGGTCTCCTGGCCCTGGTGACCTGGGTTGCGTTCTTTGACCGGGGGCCGCGTGACTGATCGCATCCCCACGGTGTACCGGCCCATGGCAAAGGGCGACCTGGAGCTCGTCTATAGCTCCTGGATCCGCTCCTTTCGTGACTCGCACTATGCGGGCCCGTACCCGATCCAAATCTACTACGACGCCATCCGCAACAGCATCGACCTGTACCGGACGCGCCCCGGGTTCCGCCTCATGGTTGCGGTCAACAAGTGTGACCACGATCAGATTTACGGCTGGCTCGCCTACGAGCACATCTCTGACACGCAGGTGATCTATTACGCCTACGTCAAGGAACTGTTCCGGCGCAAGGGGGTCCTTCGCGGCCTCCTGCGCTCGGCGTACATCGAGCCCGCCCGGCCCATCGTCTACATCTCGCGCACCCGCTGCGCCTCGGAGCTGCTGCGCCACATGGCGTGGCCGGCCAAGCATAACCCCAACATCGTGCGGAAGACATACCGCCACGAGGAAGCGCCTACGAACGATGAAGATTAGCCAGCTTCAACTCGTTTCCCCCGTCCACATCCCCGGCCTCCAGGGGACCACGGCGGTCAACCCGGCCAGCAACCCCCGCCAGCGTGGCTATGGTCTCGAGTGGTCCGGGCATGGCGTGCGGCTCGTCGTCCCTGGCGGCCATGTCTACCTCATCCCGTTCGCCAACGTGGCGTGCGTCGTGCTCGACGAGGGAGAGGCGGCCGACCCGGTGATGCTGCGGGATGCCATGGAGGCGCTCACCCCGGAGCCCGGCAACGAGAAGGCCGCGCCCGAGCCACCGAAGAAGGGGAAGCGTGGCTAAGCTGTGGCACGTACACCTGGCGTTTAACGACGGCAGGGGCCGCGAATGGGTCCTGCCTCCGATGACCATGGACAGGGCAGACGAGGCCATCAAGGACGCCAAGCGGGGCGGCCTGCGGGCCTGGCGCACGGTTGCGCCCGATTACAATCTTGAGCCGACGCATACAGCGGCCGACGACACCATGAAGCCTGAAAAGACCGGCTAACCTACAGCGGGCCGTTTTCCAGCGCATTGCCCGCGAGGTCGAGTCTCAGTCCTCGGTCGACTACGAGGCGAAGGCTCGGCTCATCCGTGGCCGTCTGTTCGTCCAGCAACTCGACTTCCTCGAGGACGAGCACCGATGGAAGGCCGCGCTTTGCCCTCGCCGAGCCGGCAAGAGCTACGCATGCACGGCAATGCTCTTGGATGCTGGTCTGTCGCGCCCGAACGCCCGCATTGTCTACATCACGAAAACGCGCGGCATGGCGAAGAACATCGTCATGTCAGAGCTCAAGCGGTTCGATAAGGAATTCGAGTTGGGGTGCTCCTGGCACAACACCGAACTGCGGATGACCCTCCCCAACGGGTCAACCATCCAGCTCAGCGGCTCGGAGAACACGAACGACGCCGACAAGTTCCGCGGGCAGTCCTTCGACCTGGCCGTGATCGACGAGGCCCAGGGCTTCAAGCCTGAGCTGCTCACGGAGCTGATTTACGACGTCCTGCGCCCCTGCCTGATGGATCGCGTGGGCCGCCTGGTCATGATCGGGACCCCCGGCTATTTCGCGGCTGGGCCGTTCTGGGAGGCCACGGGCCCCGCATCCCACCACGTCATCGACGTGACTGACGGGCGGCACCATGACGAGCGCACGGGCGAGCGGCGGGCGCATAGCCGGCGCTGGGATGAGCGGGACCGTCCCGAGCTGCACGGCGTGGAATGGGAATGGTCGCTCCACCACTGGAGCACCAAGGACAACGTCGCCGCGCCGAACGTCTGGAAGGATGCGCAGTATCAGAAGCGCATCCGGGGATGGACGGACGACGATCCGCGTTGGCTCCGTGAGTATCTCGGCCAGTGGGCCGGCGACGACGGGCGGCGCGTCTACCGCTACGACCCGACCCGCTGGGCGTGCTCCTGGACGCCGGATTCTCGCAGTTCCGAGGCGTGGGGGCTGCCCGAGGGCCACGAATGGCACTTCATCGCCGGCATGGACTTCGGCTACGACGACCCGTTTTCCATCGAGGTCGCCGCATGGGCCGACACCCATGACACGATGTTTCACGTCTACGACTTCGCCCAGTCGGAGATGACGATCGCCGACATCGCCGCGAAGATCCGCGAGGTCGAGTCAATGTTCGGCGGGTTCGAGGCCATGGTGGGCGACCGAGCCGGCCAGGCTAAGACCCTATTTGAGTCGCTCTCATCCATGTACGGCCTCAACATCGAACCGTCGGAGAAGCACCAGAAGCGCGACTATATCGACCTACTAAACAGCGACCTTGCCGCTGGCCGGGTGCGAATCCTCGCCGATTCCGAGCTTGCGACCGAGATGACGCTCCTCACCTGGGACGAAACGGGGCGCTACGAGGACAAGAGCACGCCGAATCACCGCTGCGACGGCTTTTTGTACCTCTGGCGCTACGCCTACCACCACTTCTTCCGCAAGCGCACCGCCGAGCCGGAGCCGGGCTCTACCGAGTGGATCGAAAAGAAGGCCGAAGAATCGCTCCAGGCCATGTCCGACGCCTACGAGCGGCGCGAGGCCGAGAAGCGCGAGCGCCAAACCATCACCGACATGGAGTGGTCATGGACCGATTGACCGAGTTACTGGCCTGGATGCGACTCAACGGCATCCTGTCGGCCACCGTGGACGGGGTATCAATCACGCTGCCATACGTGGATATGCCAGAGCCCGAGATTCCGCTTGACAATGGGGGCGATTTAGAGTATACTCACCCCTATAACCGTGCCGATTTCGGCGCGCCATCGCTAACGGCCACAGCGCCCCAGCCGTCCCAAGCAGACCGACGAGGTAAGTCGACCGGTAGTTGACGGATTCTCAGCCTCGTTGGTGGGACTCGGACCAGGAGGATGGCCATCGGCGCGTGCTCGAGCGTGTCCGCACGCTTGAGGAGGAATACGCCCAGCGCGCCGAGTTGAACCTCCAAAATGCGTGGCTCTACGGAAATGTAGACCTGCGCTCGCTCGTCGGCTCGCGTGCCTCGGACATCGAGGACCGGCGGGTTAGCGGCGAGAACATCGTCAAGAGCGTCATCGACACGGCGGCGTCGATGATTGCGAAGAACCGGCCCAAGGCGACGTTTGTTACCGACGGGGCGGACTTCTCGACGCAGCGGCGGGCGCGGCTTCTCGACCGCTACGTGGAAGCCATGTTCCACCGGCATGACGTCTACGGACACGCCGTGGCGGCGTTCCGGGATGCGTGCGTGTTCGGGACGGGCGCGATCAAGGTCGTTGCCGACGGTGACGGGCTCTGTGTTGAGCGGGTCATCCCCGACGAGCTGATCGTTGACGAGATGGAGTGCCGATCGGCGCCTCCTCGCGAGCTGCACCAGCGCAAGTTCGTCGATCGGGACGTGCTGATCGGTATGTTCCCGGATCACGAGGACGAGATCCGCCGCGCCAAGGTCGGCGATGACGGCGTGCACCACACGTCATACCGCAAGGTCGAGACGAATCAGCTCGTGGTCGTGGAGTCGTGGCACCTGCCCAGCCACGAGGGCGCGGACGATGGACGGCACGCGCTCACCTGTGACGGCGTGACGCTCGCGTGGGACGAATACCACGAGGATTGCTTCCCGTTCGTGTTCTACCGCTGGAGCTCGCCGCTGGCGGGCTTCTGGGGGAACGGCCTTTGCTGGGAGCTGGCAAAACTCCAGTACCGGCTTGACAAGCTCAACGGCCGCATCGAGCGCGGGCAGGACCTGATCGCGGTCCCGCGCGTGTTCGTGGACATCGGCTCGAAGATCCAGCGGGCGCAGCTCTCGAATGAGATCGGCCAGATCATCCACTACCGGGGTAAGCCGCCCATCGTCCCCAACTGGCAAGCGTTCGGCGCCGAGGTCTACCAGG